TGCTTGATCTGCAACTGCATTGCATCCATCTGGGCTTTCTGCTGTTGGGCTTGAGCCTTAAGCTGCAACTCTTGTTGTTGCATCTGAATAATTGGATCTTGCGCTTGTTGTTGAGCTTGTTGTTGTGCTGCTTGACCTTGAGATTGTTGTAACAATCTTTGAGCCGCCTGAGCAAGCAACGGAGCCAATTGAGCTTCCACCTTGGGATCCATCTTTTCCTGTTCGCCAGACTCGTCTGTCTGTGGAGGTAATGCAAATCCTAGTTGTTGCTCAATTTGCACCCTATACTCAAAGCCAATGTGCTCGTTAATATGAGACAAAAGTGCTTGAGTAATAAGAGGAGCTTGTGGGTTACTCTGCAATAATTGTTGGGTTTTTGGATCCTGCATCGCAGACATATGGACTGTAATGTGCGCCTGATGATCCTGATAAGCAAAAGCTTTAAGCGGCTTCATCACCAAAGCGTTCTGATTCTCCGTGACTGGATCGGTCGGTGCTTGGTCTTCAGCCATAGGAATCAGCTTGTTAACATCCTTAATACCTAAAACATCAAGCATCTGCTTATGCAATAGGGGCATGTTATATAGCTGAGGAGCTTGAGAAGCTAACTGTAAAACCGCTTGATACTGCACAATCTTCTGCGCCATCGTGGACGCATTGGGATCAGCTACCGGGATTACATCGACATTGTGATAATCAGATTTCTTGGCTTTTCTACTACCTTCTTCAGGATCATAGTCGTAATCTTCAGGCGTATAGTCAGCAATGATCTCCTTCAAAAGACCCAACTCTTGCTGCATCGAATAGTAAATTCGAGCCTGAATAGCAGTCGTTACCTTTAGCGTTCTCTCCAAAATAGCTAAAGTCGTACCAACTGGAGACTGTCCAGACATATCACTAATCTGCAAGTCAGCCGTATTAGCAAAGCGTCTTCCGTCTTCAACGATCTGATTCAACAAAGCCATCAATACTTGGCTAGGTTCCTTATAAGGCAACGGCAACAAGTTGTCCTTAATAGATCCGCTAGGAACGTCAACGTCCCTGAACTCTCCAGGTGCAATCGGTGTATCGTCACCCTTCACCCTCAAGCCACGAGTCTTGAATCCACCAGGCAAGTTACTCAGCGTACCCGCATCAACCAACTGTCTAATTAAAGACGTACCAGACTTGGCAAAAGCTCCAATCAAATGGATCAAACCAAAGTGATAGAAACCAAATCCAGGTACATATCCATAGTGGACAAAATGCTGTCTCTTGGCCTTGGTCGGATCATCTGGTGACCAGTTTCTCCTCACCGCCAATACGCTAGTAGTACCCTTTTCAATCGTAACGATATAAGGCAAAGCAATGCCAGTCGGCTCGCCATGCTTATCTACGTCTTCAAATCCAGGTAAATCCAAGTCCACATGGATCTCTAACACCTTATATCTATCGTCAGAAGTAGCTCTAAAGCCAAGCTTTTCAGCAATCTTTTTCTCGACTTCATCTAATATATTATCTGGGTGACCGAGATCTACATCTCTATAGAAACCAGCAACCTGTAATCTTCTCAACTCATTTTCCGTCTTCCTCATTACATGAGTAATACGGGGAGCACTCTCTAAACTACTGGCTCCATAAGGAACAACCACATCCTCGGCAGGAGCAAACATCGACACCTGTCTTCTCATATGGGGATCGTAATACACTTTCTTAAATGCATTACCAGCTAACCCCAAGCCCCACAACATCCTCTCATGCTCAGGACGGTACTCTTTCATAACGTCCATCAACTGATAGTTCATGTCATTCTGAACTCGCTCAGCAGCTTCCTTCTTAGCTTGAGTCTCCTTACCAACGATCTGAGTCTTTACTGGCCCGGCTGCAGGAAACGTACTCATCATTGTTTCAGCTTGAAACTTGACCAAAGCCTCAGCCAACAACGGGTGAAACACTCCACATGCTCCCTCCCAAGGCTCCGTCCTCTCCTCAATCTTTAATCCCAACAACTCTAAGCCATCGACATAAGTCTGCATCCATTCTTTTCTGGACGCCAAATCAGAATCAAAGTCACCAATCAATTCTGTCGCAATACTCAATAACTCCTGCTCCCCAATGAAGTCAGCTAAATTATCCTCAAAAGCAATATCGTGATCCTTGCCCATTTCAATATCCACCCCATCAGCGTGAATGCTCACACTCTCAGGATCTTCTATCTCTATCTCTATTTCTGGGCCATCGTTTAATAAATCTTCCAGTCCACTAGGAGCCCGATTAAGTGCTTTTTCCAACATAATTAATCCTTATTTTTTGCAGTTCCAGTCGTGTTATGACTCTTATCATCCCAGTCATAACCCACTGATGTAGGTTCCCCTTTTAACCATTTCTGTATGGATAAAAAGCAACCCCCTCGTTCCCCAAATTTTCCACCGTGCCATGCAGTCGGCAACACCCTTATCGTATCACCAAGTGACGTCTGAGAAAACACCTGATCGTCACAACTGAACTCTATGTCCCCCGTCATAAACACCTCAAACGAATCTACGTTCGGGTGTATATGCGGCTCAATCACAGAATTAGGCTTTACCGTAAACAACTGCACCTGATAAGGCGCATCCCTAAACAACACCACGCCATGAAGATTCCCCGAATAATCCAATCCCATTTCCATAGGACTATTGATCGGTCGATGCGCCATCCAATAATTCATAAACTTTTCTAAATCATCCATTAGTAATATGGAACCTTTCTTCTAAAGTGTCTTGGCTCATCTTCTTCATCCGTATCTAACCTCAAAAAACCACCAGCTCTAAACCGAATCAAAGCCTGCGTACTGCTATCCACCAAGTCATCATGCTCACTATTTGGAAAACTGGCCATCTGCTCAACAACCTCATCCGCCCATCTCGTCTCAGGACACCACACCTTCCCCGACCTGAACAAGTCCGTCACAGAATTCAACCTGACAAACTTATCATTCCCCCTAGTAGGAGTAAATTCACTCACAGGTATCCCCATCCTCCTTAACTCAAAGATCAACGGACTACCCGCAGCTTTCGCCTCAATGATAAAAGCATCAGGACTCCACTCCCGATAATAACTATATGCCGCTTCCTTCAACTCAGGAAACTCCATCCTTCTCTGCACCGCATCCAACAAGATCACGTTCACATCATTAGGGTCTTCATTCAAATTAAACACACCCCATGTCGTACACGCACTAAAGTCAGACCTCTCATTCTTCGTAAAAGCCGTATCCCATGACTGAATAATAAAACTGCAAGGAGGCGGTCTGTCCTCTTTCCATCTCCTCCACCACTCCCTCTTAACCAACGCCCCCTCTTCACCAGTCGGTCTTTGCTGATACTGAGCATTCCACTTACTTATCGGCAACTCATCCCTTAGCGCACTCAGCTCATCCAAACTCCAAAACTCTGGCCACAAAGGATTCCCATTCGGCATGATCGCAGGCAACTCAATCAACTCCCACTGCTCACCCTTCTCCCTCTGTATTGCATCCCTCAATACCCGACCCGTTAAATCCCCATCCCCCCAACGGGTCATCACAATCACAATACTCCCACCTGGCTGTAAACGTTGCCGCGGCCCAGACGTATACCACTCATAAACCTTCGCATAAACATCAGGATTCCCCGCCGCCATCGCAGCTTCCTGTTCTGAATGCGGATCATCAATAATCAACAAATCCGCACCCTTACCCGTTACCGTTCCCCCAACACCAATCGCAAAATATTCCCCATTCTTATTCGTACTCCACCTACCCGCCGCCTTACTATCCTGCCTCAAATTCACCTCTGGAAACACAGTCTTATACTGCTCACTCCCCACCAAGTTCCTAACCTTCCTACCAAACCCAACCGCCAACTCAGCCGTATTCGAACACTGAATCACCTTCTTACTAGGGTACTTACCCAAAAACCAACTAGGCAATAAATAACTCGCAAACTCACTCTTCGTATGACGAGGCGCCATATTGATAATCAACCTCTTACTCTCACCCCTAGCTATCGCCTCAAACTTCTTCGCCATCACCGAATGATGCCTACCCCCAACAAACCCAGGCCACATCATCTTCACATACGCCATAAAACTGTCCTGAGCCTCCTCCCTCAAGACACTCTCCTTCACCGCATACACCTTCTCCATGAATGCTTCATATTCATCCTTACTTAACTTCGATATCAATTCTTCTAAATTCAATCTTTCTTCCTCACAAACTTAATATATACCGGCCTTACACTCCGCCTATTCTTCATCCTCTTCACCGCACCTAACTTCTCCAGCCGATCAATGATCTTCTTCACCCCACTCACACCACTAACCCCCCGTATCTGCGCTATATCCCTATAACTAGGACTACACGCATACTTAACCCAATACCTCTCAATGATCTCATAAACCTCACTCTGAACTGGCGTCATATACCCCCCATCGTATGGAACCCACTACTTTTTATAGGGGGAGGGTTTTCCCTAGTGTATGTTGAGTCGGACTCATCATGCGAATTAGGGGGTGGGGGGTCACTTTGTAAATTTTGGGATAGGGTGTCTGGAATAGTATGTACCTCATTCAGGGACTCCTGAACGCTATTTGGGGGGGTCGGGGATGCGCCCTCGCTTGCTGCCACATCTTCGCCTGGGTAGCCCGTCAATTCTGAAAGTAAAGAATGAGCTTCAACATCGACAACATCATTAGAGCTATCCCTCTTGAGTAGTCGCTTGATCTCTTCGAGCAAATCATCTTTAGCCATTGTTGAATGCTTAGCTTGTTTTTCTACGCTTTGCTCTTTAAACATATCAACACCAGTAATGGAGCCGATAACCCGAGACGCATTGATCTTATCGGAATGCTTAGCTCCGTCATCAAGTAATACTTGCGCCAAACTATCCACAACCAATGCTCTCAATTGTGGGGGCGCATAATATGCCGAGCGCTCAACCGCCAGTCTAACCCGTTCTATCTCTAGGGAAATTTTAGGCGTATTTGCCAACTTATGTGCATCTACACCTATTACGTTAGGATTTGCCTTAGTGTTATACGTCTTCCTATACGCATTGGCTTTGCTCTCCCCATTGATTACGATCTCTTTTACAAAGCGCTTTTGTTTTTCTGTTAATTGTCTCTCCGCCTTATTACTGATTATTGAGCTTATTGGTATTTGATCTAATGCTTCATTTATTTGGTCTTTTGTCATCTTGTGCATAACTGCTCCGCTTCGCTTAATTGGGACAATTGTATGGTGAACAAACGATTAAAACAATACAGACCGCCCGATTTTGTATGTTGAGTCCGACTCATCATTCAATGCTGCAACTAAATGATTACATAGCTTGGTGAACGTAGAACGTTTTTCCCCTAGGGTTTTTAGTTGTTGACAGTTGCAACTCATTGTAAGATTATCCATGCACTTGCAAATAACTGCAAGGGATTACAAGGAGCAAATCAATGAGAGACTTTTTATATATAGGATCAACACCACACGAAGAGGAATGCGCCCAAGTAGGACAAGCAGACTATTCAATTAAAGCAAAAGCAGAATGCAAACGCTTTGCCGAGCAAATTGACCGCCATTACCCATTACCCGATAACGCATCAATGGGTTATCTCAAAATCAAAGCAAATTACCACGATTTTGGAACTTATTACGAAGTTGTTGCAGTATTTGATGATGAATGCGAACTCAGCACCAATTGGGCTTTTTCCATTGAAGCAGATGAGCTTGGAGTATTAAGCAATTGGGACGAACTCGAAACAAACTAAAGGAACAGATAAATGAAAAGCATAGATTATCGAGGTTTTTATATCTACTTTGAAACGCAACACAACGGATCAATTCTAGCTACTGCCATTGGAGACAATGAAACGTTAAGAATGGTTTATTACTTCTACCCAAAACACAAAATCATCAATTCAATTAAAGCAAAAATTAGGAGCCTATAAATGAAAACCTCAAATCTAATTATCTACATTCTCGCAATTGCTTGTTTTATTAGTTGCGTTTTATTCACTCTAAACGGATTTTTGCTTTTTGGCATTGTTTGGCTTGGACTTGGTATTTTAGGATTTTGTTCAGCACTTGAAGAGGAGCTTTTTAGATGAGATACCTAGCCGAATTCCCAGACTATCCCGAGCCCTTACCCCAAATTGAGGGCTTTGAGGATATTTCATACAGAAACGATATTTGCCCATCATTGGGCAAAGAAATACAAGATCAAGTATATCTAACCCTCTTTTGTGATTACCCAAAACTTGAAGACAGAGAAACCCAAGGGCTCAGATATAGCCTATTCATTCAAGACGAAGGAGCAGACGATTACCTATTCACAACGGACGATCTCGAATCAATGAAACACTTCATCAACGGATTTTTGAAAGGAATTGAAAAATGATTAGTTATGATTACAAATTAGCCGAGCATTGGATATGTCCCCTTATTTATGGGGATTGCTCAGGACTTGAAGACGAAGAAGAAAAACAACTCAATGATTTTCTCGATTCACTTCCAAAACATTATTACTTTAAAGCACCAATGCACCACCATTGGGACGTACAAGAAGAAGAATGCGAATTCACAGAAGACGAGATATCGGGACTCATGGCGAATTGTGCAAGCGTTAAATTAATTTTCATCTAAAGGAGCTTAAACATGAAAACGACCGTTTCAATATACGAATTCCGCCATGCTTTCGAAGACTTGCGCCCTGATAACTTTTCTTATGATGGATTAACTTGGCTTTTTAATTACTTTGAAGAACTTGAAAATTCAAACGATCAAGAAATAGAACTTGATGTAATTGCTATATGTTGCGACTACACCGAATCAACTTATGAAGAAATCATTGAATCTTACAACGTTGAAATTGATCCCAACGATTCAAAAGAAGATCAACAAAAACAAATAAGGGATTTTATAGAAACCGATTCTATCGTTATTGGATACGATAATGAAAAACTAGTTTATTTAAACTTTTGAGGAAAACCAATGATTGACCAACTATTAGAACTGATCCAAGAGACAGACCAAAAAAACCAACTAGCCATGCATTACATTGACAATGGAGAACCACAAAAGGCAATGCAGACGCTCGCCCTCAATTACGATCTATTAGGGACAATCCACGATCTATTGAGAGAAATACAAAAAACCGAACGATCATATTATTAAGGGAAAAACATGAAAGGCACAAACGCACCGACCAAGCCCGAATTTATCGGGCAAATTGTGAAATTCAAATCACCACACGCAAACGTCACTCTTTACGATATAGCGCAACTGAACCCAAGATATGGACACTTGGAATGGTGCGCTTTAAATGATCCAACAGAACAACAGAAAACAAACGCAAAGGAGCTTTAAACATGGACGAAAGAACGCAATTCATTAGAGAACAAAAAGAGACTGAAGAAATCGCCAACAACGCATTGGACGAGGCAGTCTATTACATTCAGAGAAAATTGGGCATTGAATCGGGGGATTTTGCGTCCCACTTTTTTAGCGATGGGCTCGTTTTAAAAGAGCTTATCCGATACATTGAAGAAGAAAAACAAGAAGTTTAAAAGACCACTTTTTCATTTTTTGAATCACGCTTGTGTTGTGCCAGTAATGGTGCAGCATGAAAAAACTCGTCCGTTCACCAGGACTGCTTTACTTTTTTTTTGGAGAAAAAAATGTTAATTGAAAATTCTAATAATTGGACTTCCAACCAAATATATCAGAGCTTTTACCCCTCTGATTCACAGTTGCCATTAGAGCTAATGGAGCACCTTTGCTCTGTTAATGATGTTCTTTTGACTGATAACGTCATTAACCTATTGCGCTCCGCTTATGCGGAAACAAAATACAGAGTCACGCTTGAGGGAGTCAGACTATGAAATACCCCGAAAGTATTTTAATAAATTTAGGCTTTAAATTCGAAAAGTG